AAAACTCCATTACGGTTGTAATCAATAGCAGGGGGAGTCCTAACCGCATCTCTTGCGGCAGCTACTTCAGGGTAATTTTCACGCAGCCAAGTTGGATAAAGTGCGTTACTTCCTCTGTCATTCGCCCATTCATTGTAATATTTATCCTCATTAGGATACATAACTGTATTTGATTGATTATTGATTATTTCAGCCATGATTTTTTCCTTAGAATAAAGTTACTGGTTGAGCATAGCCAGCAGCATTAGGAGAATAACCAGTAGTATCGCCAAAAGCAGATGCTGTGGTATTGGCAACATAAGGGTTTCTATTCTGTAAATAGTTTGAAACACCTTGACCAAATTGCTGATTATTCGCAAGACCACTTAGAGCCGTAGCAAATGGGTTATAAGCATTGGCTTGTCGTTGAGTAGCTGCGGCATTCATTCCACCTTCAAGCAATGATTTACCAGCATTAGCACCATAAGCAGCCGCTTGACCACCCAATCCAGCACCTAATGTCAAAGGCTGTTGTCCCATCTGCTCAATAGCTTGTCCACCGCCCAAATACGTTGTAAACGGGTTCAATGCACCGACTTGACCAGCTTGATACTGACCCATCAACTGAGAACCGCTACCAAACAATCCAGCACCAAACGCAACATTCTGCTGACCAGCCTGTTGAGCATTAGCCGCCAACTGAGCATCTTGTTGTGCCATAGCGTTGTAGTACGCTTCCATCTCAGGAGATGCAGCACCAAAGCCAGCCGCACCGCTAGGACGCATACCTGTAGCACCAACAGACAAACCACCACGACCCTGCTGGAACAACTGGTTCTGCAATTGAGCCATTGATCGTTCACGGCTAGGAGCAAGCAAGTCCTGTTGCTGTGCCATGTACTTTGCCGCAACTTCTTGAGGAGACTGTGCAAGATACTGCTGACCCAAGCCAAACAGTCCTTGTGCGCTTTGTTGAAGTGGGGCGTACTGTTGCTGCGCCTGTTCAGCCTGAGTCAATGCATTGCCTGTAAGAGCCTGTAGACGGTTCTGATAGGCTTGTAACTCAGGGCTGACGTTGTAGCCAGCACCAATCAAATTACCTTGTGCATCAGTCTGAAAGTTAGATGTACCGTAACGGGTAGTTATGCCAACAGGACGAAATCTTGCCGCCTCTGCTGCAATTCGTGCCGACTGTAATTGAGCATCCGCAGATGTGTTTGCCGCTTGTCTGGCAGAATTCCCCTGCATTGCGCCACCTAAGAGTGAAATCCCCCCGCTTATTAATTGCGCTGTTGAAAATGGCATACTAATCTCCCTTAATCAAAATTTCATCTACCTTAGACGGGTCTTTCTCGTCAGTAGCATGAATACAAAACCAAACACAATCTGTTATTGCCTTAACGCCATGCGTCAAGCCAGCCTTAATTTCAATGCAAGCAGGAGCAGTAACAATATCAATCTCATTTCCACGCAATACCGCAACCTTACCTTCAGCCAAGATAGACAAGTGACTGAAGTTATGGGTGTGTTTCAAGATGGCAGTACCCGCAGGAAACCTAGCTTCCTTGGCATACAAACCATCAGAAAAGTGATGGATGATTTCAGGCTGGTTCATTTTGGATATTTAGCTTTGACTGCTAAACAGTCGGCTATGTATTTATCAATCTGGGCTTGGTTACCCTTGACTACACCATCAAGATAATCAGTCATTGGAGGATACTCAGATGCACGTTTTTCTGCGTATGTTGGTGTGTACACAGGGCGCAATGTTTCTGCTTCTGCATCAGTGATTTGAACTGAGCCAGCAGGGAGCAGATGAACAAATGAATTGTCATCAAGAAAATGTAATTTGTTTTGAGCGTCTTTGTAATGTGGCATTTTTAATCCTTAACGAAGTTCTGTCCATGTTATTGATGTATTTGCGCTTATGTTTGCAACAGAATATGACCCGCCAGATGGCACTAAAAAATTAGTTTGTACGTAGTAACCAGCCGTAGTGCCAGTGGCATTACCAATTGCAATTCCATTGACAGTTGGCGATAGCGAACCATTGTTTGACCCAGCGCTACCATTTACCACAACAATTATTGGCTTACCTGTTGTATTGTAGTAAGTCGTGCCAATGGATCGACTTCCAGTAACGCTTTGCCAAGTCTGCCCATATCCCAAGCTACTCATAGCTGTCAAAGCCTGACCGCCAGAACCTTGAATAGTTGATGGAGCAGTAGCCCATGTTCCAGCAGTTGCTTGCGTGGATTCAATATAACCAATCACCCGATATGCAACTGATGTTCTTGCTGTTGTTGAATAAATGACATTTGAACTATCGGCAGCACCAAGACCACCTTCAGCAGTTGTGGTAATTAGGTTTGTCTCATCAAGTTGATTTCCACCACTAATATTTACAGCGGCTAACTCAATTGTTCCTGCGTTATTCATTGCTATCACCACAATACGAGACTGTGTGGCACTTACTGTTCCAAGGGTTGATCCGCTTGAAATAACCAAGTTTGCAGGAGTTCCAGAAACAGTTGTAACAGTACCGCTACCTAATGTAGTATTACGAAAATCTAACGCTAATGAAGTAGCTGAAATTGTCAATGCATTTGCTGCGACAGAGGCTGAAATTGATTGGACTTGCTTGTAAGGTATATTTGAACTTCCCTCAAAAGCAAATGACCAACTTGCAGCAGTTGTCCCTGTAATAAGAATACAAGTACATTTGACGGTTGTATTTGCAGGAATCAATGTAATTGTGTTTGCACCACTTGATTGAACAGTTACAACTCCAGTTGAATCGTTAACAATCAAATAACTAAGTCCAAGTGCAAGTGTACTTGTAACAGGCAAAACAACTGTTTGAGTTGTTGTACCAGTAAAAAACTGTTGATTTTTACTAGCAGAAGTTAGTGTTGTTGTTCCAGCAGCCGTTGCTGTAGTGGTGTACCCTAACTTGATATTGTCAATAACAGGCAACACAGCATTGCTTAAAGTAGTTACTCCTGTAGCCGACAGTGTTGTGAAAGCACCTGTACTTGGGGTAGTCGCTCCAATAGTAGAACTATCAATCACTGAAGTTGTTATTGTTGCGCCAGTAATTGTTCCAGCACTAGCATCTGCTTTAGTTGCTACAGCAGTTGCAATATTTGCAAACTCAGTATTGATCTCAGTACCTTTAACAACTTTTAAAGGATTACCGGATGCAAGTGCATCCTTGGTTGCAAAATTTGTTGTTTGCGTGTAATTTGACATTTTTTCCCCTATGCAATCTTGCCATTTTTGGCTTGAAGTTCAATCTTTTGAATGGATAATTGACTATTGTTTATATCCATTTCAACCCCTATTTGAACAATTTTCCCCTTGCTAGTTGCATTTGTTTCTATTGTTGTTAATGCAACTCCAGATGTGTAATATGCTATTACTGTCGCATTTGCACCATATTCAGCAGTACCATATTCGGATGTTGTTTGAGTAGGTATATTTACTTGTGATGAATAATAACTTCCTGTGAAATCATATCCCCACTTTAATGTTACCAATTGATTAGAACCGCCAACAACAATAACCTTTATCTTCTTCAAAATAGAGGTAACATTTATATCACCAAGATCAGAATTGTTTGTATAGTATGCCAATCTATAGGAGGTTGCATTGTCTAAATATGTGCCATATTTTCCAATATATCCATTTTTGCCAATCAACAAATCACCATTACGTCTTGCACAAAAAGATGTTGGCTCAATACTGTCCCAAATTGTTGACCTAGAAGAACCATCTTGCATGATTCCTTTTGTATCAAAGGCATAAGTGTATTTTGATGTTGGAAGATTTAACAAATAAAGTGCATTTGTTTCAGAATATATAGCTTTAATATTTGATACAGTTTCAGCAGAAACAGCATTCATCAAATCATTACGAACATTTTTAGACAAATCACGTTCAGGGGATGATTTCTCCTGAATAGTCCTCATCAATGATCTAACACCACTGTTTGACAAGAAAATAACGTCTGTGCTAGTTGTTTGAATGCTATCTCTAGAAATGCAACCAATACCCTCTACAGTATCACTAAGAACCATTGAAGATGGCGTAGTAGCACCAGAATAAATTAAAATCTGACGTTTACCAAAGATAAATAAAAACCCATTATGTGCCGCTAAACCAGTAATTTCATCAGCACCATTAACCCATACATTATTTACATTAAGACTACCAGCCGTACCTGTTGACCAAACATGGCCTGAAATCAAATCACTGAAATAAACAGTTGCATTGACTGATGTAGTGTTTGCTGCCCATAATCTACCAAAAGCAGAAATCACAATGTTTGCATCAGGTACAGTAGCTACATAACCTGTTTTCTCAGAAACTCTACGATATGTAGTAGTTGATACAGCAGGGTCATAAATCAAAGGGTTATACCCTGATTGAAAGAAGTATGTAATGCTGTTAAGGGATGCACATTGCCAATTATTAGCTGTAATAGTAGGTGCAGAACCACCGCCCCCGTAAGTCAATTCAACAACGGCATTAGAACCATCAAGTTTAAACAACTTGTTGTTGCCAGCAAATAAAACAGTCAAAGTTCCATCTGCTTGCACCAATTCATTGATGACAGTGACATCATTTGCACCTAAAGTACCACTTGAAGAATTTACTCTTGAGTAACCCTTGCG